TTCAGAAACCAAAATCCATTGGCTGGTCCGTTGATTGTTGGCCATTGTCTGTCGTGCTGCGCTTTCGTGCGCTTTGTATGAGTGAAAACCATCGCTTGAAGATGATCTCGTGAAGGAAAGGGTGCATTCTTCAGTTCCTCGAGGGATCCGTAAATGTTTGATCGTACCATCCAGTCAATTGCTGACATGGTTGGTTCCATTCCTTTGTCTTTCACAAGCTTGGTGAAGATGTACTCGCATAGACGGTGGAAGCGTTCGCTTGATCCACAGTTTGCGTAAGCAAGTCCGAGAGCTGAGGCTGCTAGCCGAGGAAAGTCTTGATCCCGTTCAGGAAAAAGAAGGTGACGAAGAAGGTCTTCATCAGTTCGGTAAGGCATGCCCATTGAATTGAAATAGCTCAGGACTGAAACGTGAGTGAGTCGATTAGATATTTGCGACTTCTTGGGACTCAGTTTTGCATTAAAATAGTACTCTCCAGCTGCTGATAGCTTGGATAAGAAATCCCGTCCATAGATTCTGAACATCTGTTCACAAAAAGCAACGAGCGAATCGTCGCCTTGGAACCGTGCCCAAAACTTGTCGGAATGTATGTTCACTCCCATTGCTGACAGGCATGTCAGTATCATGATAGCGTTACAAAACGAATCCATTAGTTGAGTTTGTTGAAACCCGGAACCGAATCCGTTGTACGCCCATCGAAAGAGCCTTCCATCTGGTAGAAGGATAGGGGTGTTGAGTATGGCTTCAGTCATCCAAACCCAGAGGCGATCCAATTTGCGTGAATTCCTTGGTGTCGAGTTAGGATAGAATGAGGTTGGCTCATAGTGGTCGAAATCAAAATATGATCTCCAGATAGCATGAACGATTCTTATCAATTGATGAAGTAGTCGAAGGTCGAATTGGCTCCAGTCAAGTGAAATGAACGTTTCCATTGGCGCTGTCTGATGAATCTCGTCGAATAGCTTTCGCCATCCTCCGCGGATGATCTCTCTTCCCCACAGCATCCGTCCAGAATCTCCATTGAGGTAGCTCGCCTGTAAAGGCCAGATAAAC